GGCATCACTACAGTTGGAGCTGGTGGTGCTGGAGGCCGACCCATGGTATTACTTTAATTTAACTTCTATACTGATTCTATCTGTCACAAACCCGTATAAATGCTGACCACCAATAAAAACAGGGGGTATAAGAACCAAGATCAACAACAATTCAGCATAAGTAATGGGTCTACGCATGATCAACAATATCCTTTCCTTAAGGAGTTTAGCGAACTTATATCTGATTTGCCAATGAAAGATTTAAAAGAACTAATGAGAACTCAACAAATATCCTTTGCTCAAGCACTATGGGAAGCAGAAAATTATGGAGGTTCAAAAGAGAAATGTAAAAAACGACTTGAAAACATATACGGCTCAAAATGGACAGAAATCACCTCTATTAAAGAACATATGGCAAGTATTAGAGGGTATTATGAGCTTGTTTTAAAGATTGATCATAAAAAACAGTGGGACGATCATAGATTTTGGGGTAATATTACGGAAGATAAAGTTCTCTAATGAAAGTAGAAAATAAAGAGGACTGGGTGGATGTTTTAGACCATACTCATTTTGAGTTAGATGAAGATGAAACTAATGTCTACGTAAGTTATCGGTTTTCCGAATTAGATATTAAATCAATAACTATAGAAAACTATGAGGAGATGTTATGCCCTTCTCTAATTGAACAAACTTCTATGTTTATTCCGCCTTCTGGAAGTTTTGAAACACCTGATCTTAGACGTTATTTAGAATTGATTTGCAGTTACGAGACTAGTACAACAGATCTAGTATTAGGTTTATCTCTAGCAGATCAAATTCGACTAACATTTAGTGATATGAAAACTAGTACCATATGCGACAGATACCCAGAGATAAATTTAGCGGAAAAACGTAGATATCGTTGCGTTGCAGAATACTTAATAAGACAAGGAGAATTAACAAAACTAAGAGATGAAAATGGCAAATTAATTAAAAAAATCGGAAATATGCAGAAAGCTGTAGTTTTATATAGACCTTTACCTAAATTATTAGAGACTTTAAGAAAATCAGGCTTAGGAAATCTCGTAAAAATTGATAAGAAAAAGAAAGCTGCTGAGAAAGGTAAATCTTGATAAACTTAGACAGAAGCAAATTATCATGACAAACCGACGCAACAAGCTTTTAAAGCAATTAATGAAAGAAGCAAAGGGGGATACTGAAACTAAACTCTTGAAATTAACAATGGAGCGTATATGCGCCGATATGTGCGAATATTATTTTAAATTCTATGCAAATGAAGGTCCAGGAGCAATGGTGTATGTTCCAGACGCTGAAGATCAGAAAAAAAGTATGTTTTATTTAACTGTAGATCACATGATAAATGCCTTAGACGATTTTAATAAAAGAGATATGGATGGAGTTGCAGATGTAATGAAAAAAGCAATCGCAAGAGCAGAATCTATAGATCCTGATAAAGAGTCACTATTTATTATTCAAGATAAAGAGAATATGTCACTTGTCCACTACAAACATGATTGTGAGGGTGCAAACTTTATAAAAATGTGAAAAAAAGAAAAAGATACTGGTCAGAATATAAAGAAATATTAGGACGAGTATCTCATTTAACTCATGATTGGTTAACTCCTGCTGAATATATACCTTATATATCCGCATTATTAGGTGAAATAGATTTAGATCCCTGCTCAACTCATAATGCAAATGCTCAATTTTTGAGAGCTAGGAAAATATATACATTAGAAGAAGATGGTTTAAATGTCGAAGACCCTTGGACAGGAAAAATATATCTATTCCCACCAACATATGGAAGATGCTCTTTTAGTAAAGATAGAGGGACTTGGAGATGGAGCCCTAAAGCAGGGGCAGGAGCTAAAGCACCTTCAATTATATGGTTTCAGAGATTAGTAAGAGAATGGAAATTAAGAAACATACCAGAAGCTTTATTCTTCTCCACATACCCAGAAATGATGAGAATCTGTCCTAATATGTGGGATTTCCCAGTATGTATACCTTATGAAAAGGTAAATGCAATACATGGAGAAGGTCTATTTACTCTTAAAACACCTATATTTTGGGGGTTTTTTATTTACTTACCAAGATTAGATTATGGTTTTGACCAAGTAAATCAATTTGAATCAATATTTTCAAATATAGGGAAAATTATCAAGTAGCTTTATAAGGATTAGGCACACGAGCTTGACCACTTGGAAATGATCCCGTAGGCGCAACAATAATCCTATCTTCTGAAGCAAGTTCACCAGACATATTAGGACGTTTCCGTCTTCTCGAAATATATTCTTTTACAAACCTTTTTCCAGTAGAGTTGTCTATCGCACGTCGCACATTAGCGTAGCGATTGTCAATCTCGTATCCTCGGTTAAATTGTAGTCGCATACAGTTATTCTATTAGAAATGAATACCACTGATACAGAAATGACAGAGACGCAGAAAGCAATTGCAGCCGCATGCGATGACGTTAAAGAATTATTGCTCTACAAAAATGAAAAATATGGTGATTCAGCATTAAGGCCATGTCGAATATTCAGTAAATCAACGCCTGTAGAGCAATTATTAGTCCGCATCGACGATAAGATAAACAGAGTAATGAAAGGTGTAGGACTTATTGATCACGATGAAGACGTCATAGTAGATTTAATCGGATATTTAGTATTACTTAAAATAGGATTAGTTAGCGAAAGAGAGAGGACAAAGTAATGGACTACGACGAAATAATGAAACACTACAATCCTGAAATGCAGTTGATGGATGCTTTGGATTATCTCAGAGATCGACCTTGGGACGCGGCGGAGATCCTAGACCGCTGGGCTTCTCATTCCAATAACGAAAAAATCTCCGTAGAACCTCCCCAGAAGGATCCCAATTCAGAATCTTTTTCTCAAGATATTCAACTGCTTTCACCTGATTGGGAGCCCCAGTATAAGTCTCGGGGAGATTTAATAAGCATCTCTTACCCTGACAACGATGCTTGTAAAAAGTAGGTATCTCTTTGTCTGCAGCAAGATAAGTATCTAATTCAACTCTGCGCCTATCAACCATACTGTCGCCCCCACAACGCCATATTGGGTTGATATATGGACTCCACTCTCTTATTATTTTTGATTTAGATGCGTGACTGTTTATAAGATCTCGTAGATGACATGTTTTAAAAGACTGAATACCTATACTGTAAGCAAAACTAATAACGGCAGCTCTCTTATTAGGATTTAATGGAACGAATATGTAATCTCTTACTGAGTTAGAAAACTCTTTTAAGTCTTTAGCAAACTGTTCATCAATCTCCTCTTTAGTACATTTATCTGTAGCTTTTAACCACCTACCATTTAATTGCGTACTGCCATAGCCTATTTTCCATGTGTTTTCACCATAGTCTTTATACGTCGCATAGCGATCAAGACCAATAGAGGTACGTGGAACAGTATATAAACGAGCTAATACTAAAGCTTTGTCAGTAAAAAAAGGGTATTTAGTTTCCTTATGGGACGACAACGTTACCGCCGTAGCTTACTTCAGAATAACCATCTAATTTAAGCATTACAACGTAATTTTTGGCAGCGTTTGTAACATTGACAGCTACAGCTCCCTTACCTTTACCAGCTTCAGCAATATTGCAGAATTTTTTATAACCAGTAGGGGCGCTAGTTCCTGTATAAGAGTCTTCTTGGAAGATCTCTACTGAAATAACTGAATTAGAACGATCAATATTAACTATATGGTTACCAGTACCAGCAGGATTTATACGAAAAGCCCTAACTGCTTCTCCTCCGTTAGAAGTAGAAGTAGGTCCTAAGTAAGTAAGTTCGGAAGCAGAAGCGTCCTTCTCAAAAGTATCTAAAGTGCCTGAAAAAGTGCGGGTAGCCATGGGAATTAAGAAATCTGACCGACAGTGGAGAGGTTGAATTTTATGTTTGCATCGATACCATGATCTTTAAGAATCCCAAAGAACATCTGTTTATCAAGTGCCTTTTGATGTAGCATCTCAATGAAAGCTTCCTCCAATTCATCTCTATCAAGAGTCTGAATTGCTAAAGAAGCTGCGTGAATTGAGAATTCTACGTCAACTGGAAGCTCTATTGCATCCATAAATAGCTATAACCTTATACATATCTTACCAACTCTGAACTGAGAGGCAATAAAACCTAGAATTTTCGACGACCTAACATCACAGTACCAAAACCATGACTGACGCTATACATCAGAATAAAACTTAAAGCAGCAATTTCCACTTGAACAATATTGTGTAACACTTATATTGTAAATCTACTGAGTCATAAAGATGATTACAGAGGAATTAACAAAAAGATTTTTAAATGCAGCAGTAACGGGAGCAAGTAAAACTCAACTTATAAGGGCTTTTAAAAAATATTATGAACTAACAGATGATGAAATGAACGAAATAATTAAAATATGCGGTTTTAAATCAAAACCAAAAAAAATTAATTATAGAGATTTTTATAATAACCCTATAACCAATAAAAGTAAAAAATTTAAATACCCATTCACGCAAGTTCATTACATTGACAATTTTTTAAATGATAATGAGTGTGATGAATTAATAGAGTTAGTTGATAAAAATCTTAGACCTTCAACTGTTTCAGACGAAGAGGATACCAACTTAACTTCAGATTATAGAACAAGCCAAACAGCTGATTTATTCTACTTTAATAACCCTATTTACTTAAAAATTGACAAAAAAATACAGGCTTTAACAGAATTAAGTCCATTCCAAGGAGAAACAATGCAATCGCAAAAATATGAAATTGGTCAATACTACAAAGAACATTGGGATTTTTATTTTGGCAGAAAAAACGAATTTAAAGTTTATTGCGAATGGATGGGACAAAGAACATGGACAACAATGGTTTACTTAAATGATGTAGAGGAAGGAGGAGAAACTTATTTTAAATTTCTTAATTTAAAAATTAAACCAAAAAAAGGACTATTGCTTGCATGGAATAATCTATATGCAAATGGACTACCAAATTATAAAACTCTTCACGAAGCACTCCCTCCTACAAAAGGTACTAAATATGTGATAACAAAATGGTGGAGGAGTTGGAGTTTAATCTAACCATTTAATATGTTCTTCTGAATAATCTGCTACTGATTCTCCATCTGGTAGCTCCATCCTAAACGAATTGGTTTCTTGTATAGCTTTCTCTAAATCCCATGCTCCTTTATTTCTCCATTCTTCATATTCTTCTCTATTGAGAAAATCAATATAACCTGTTTTTTGCTTGAAAAGACGTACTCTAACTACCATTAGTTGTAATCAACCTGTGTAGTCCATAGAAGCTCTTAGGTGCCATTGATTCTTTTTATGCACGCGCCCACGATCAGCAGCTAAATCTTGAGTAAGCTCATCACCTACAATGCTTGACATCTTTGCTAAATCCTCAAAATAACCAGCCAAGTCGTCATGAGCATTGCTTAAATCTAAAATTATTTTTTCTTGATCAAAAACATCACTCATGTCCACTGGTCTTATACGGGAAGATACCAAATCCCCTACATGTAAAGGAGTCATACAGTTAATTGAACGAATATGTTCTGCTACTTCATCTATACCTTCAATCATCTCTGATTGAATATCATTTGTTAATTGATGGAGAGGAAAAAATTTAGAGCCAACTAGACCCCAATGTACAAGCTGAGTTTGAAGATATACATGAACTGAATCTCTTAAACACTGGACTAAATGATCGTGCGTAATCTGCACGTCAGAAGTACCTGATTCGCTCATAGTGATTAGATTTTAAGAATTCCAGCCCTTACTTTATCCTGTATAGACTGTCCTTCTACACCTTTTAAAGCAACATCACCAGCACCAGGTGTCCTTTCACGTTTCAAATCTTCTATCATTAAAGCAACTTTTGTATCTAAAAATTCTTTAGGAGTAGGGTTAGCTTGAGGATCCATAATCAGTATATTTCTATAAAAAGAGATTTATATTCCATCCGATTCTAATTCAAGTAACAACTCGTCTTCAGAACAGTCATATTTAACTTCTTCAAGGAGTCTTAGTAAATAATAGTGTATTTTGCCCGTTACCCATTTAAGGTCATCCTCCTGTACGTCATGAAGAATAGAACTTAAAAGTAAATCCTTCGAAGGATAACGAATATGTTCCGCTAGTAACTCTAAAGCTTTATATCTATCTTTTGTGAGTTCAGGAAACATGGCTATGGCTCTTGCACTATCTCCTCTTTTTGTTCTTCAGATTGCTGTTTTTGAACTTGTATAAGTTCTAAAGCACCTAGAACTTTTAAATACGTGTCTTGCAAAGTTTTAAGGGCAGCTTCATGAGACCTTATATCATTGGCTACAGTAGCCTGCTGGTCTTGTAACTGCTTCTCTAAATCTTCGAGCATAATAATTAACTACTTGAGTTAAGTATAGCGTCTAATGCTTTGTTTGAAAATAATTAAATAATACGGAAATTCGACCAAACACGTCCAGATGCGCCTCCTTCGTTCATAAATCTTTTATTAAAATTAGTAAAGTCATAGTGGACATTTTTTCCTGAATTTGGATCTTTATGAAGCCATAAACCATTAACTAAATCGAGACATCCAAATGGGTCCTGAGCAATCCAATAGTTATCTCCATACCCTGTAATTGCTACATAATGAGGTACTCCTACTGGTTTAGAAAGTGGACCTCTAATAAGAAGACCTACGACAGCAGGTAACCCTTTATCTATAATTTTTTTCACATCTACATCATCAGAAGATAGCGAAAAAGTAACATCCGTATCTAGTTCTCTTAAAGCTTTAGTATTTGCATAACGAGAAGGAGCTTTACCATACTTATTAAGTATAGATAAGTAGTTATTATGGCTATTAATATTAGGTATATTGCAATATTTTAGACACATAGCAATAGAAGCAGATTGAGATTGCTCCCAACCTTCGTCATCCATTACCCTATAAAAATAAGGAAAATGAAGAAGAGATTTTTCTTTAGGTTTAATAGGCTCACCATCTAAACCTTTCCAATCTTTATTTACTACCCACCATTCACCTAATCCAAATCCTAACTTTAAATAAGAATGATCATCAGTACGTTCTAAAATCTGACAACGATTGATTGTACGGCAAGAGCATACTTGAGCTTTATCTTTAGAATCTAATATGTCAAGAGGTTTAGGGGACCTCTTTAACCAAGTATTTGAAACTGATGTAATGTGAACCCAAGGCATCACTAAAGAAGCTAAACAGTAGGTTTAATTTCTGAATCGTCAGCAGTAGTAATTTTAATAGGAGCCTGCTCAATACGTAAAGTTTGAGTTGGTCCATTTTGAGAAACTTTATCAATTAATTTTTCTAAATCTTCTTTAGTAATTTGACCTAAAGAACCATTAGATTTAGCTCCATCCATTTTCATAGTTCCATCACCTTTTTTAGACGCTGTTTGGAGTCCAAAACTCGCCAAAGCTCCTGTAAACACTGAAGCTACAAAGGTTATATCTTTAGGCGCTTGAGCACCCATTCCTGGAATTTCAATGTAATTTAGTGAAATTATAAAACCAGACCAAACTACTACACCAAGTCTGACAAATGTTGATAAAATTGCTATTTGCTCTTCTTTATCGTCCAAACCTTCTTTTAGCTTAGAAAGTAAACCTTTTTTCTTTGCTTCTTCTTCTGATAATTTAGAAGATTTTTCTGTATTTTCAGTCATTGTATAGTTGCATTACCTACTAAGTTTACCCTCATGTAAACTTACATTATGAGATCAAATTGTTAAGAAACATGTGGAAATTAATTCCATTATTATTTGCATTTATTACGCCTAGTGTAAAAGCAGATCTTGTACACCGTCTATCAACAAGTACTCAATTAACTGTCAATGGAGCAGCAACAAGTGCTACTAGGCTTGGAAGTACATATACAGTTTCAGGATCAAATATTAAAGTTGATACTTCAAACAGTGGTCATTTTGGCGCATTAACTGCTGGTAGTGCTACTGCTGCACCAACTCTTGATGTTGGTACATACGATATAAATACTGCAGGCAGCGCTTTTTCGTTCTCGGAAAGTTGGACTCAAGGAGACGCCATAGCAGCAATGGGTGCAGGTGTGGACGTGACCGCCGGGGTGGTCGCAGACATGCCTGCTTATGGCACAACTACAACGCAATCTGGTGGTGTTGCAGGTAGCTTGGCAGGTACGATTACTAGCGCAGGTGTAGTAACAATAACCGCTGGAGGCGCTGGTACGACTGCGACTGGGCAATTCGTTAGTGAGATAACAGTCGGCGATTAAATATATTATGAGACGTCTATTAACGCTCTTATTATTTATATTTATTCCTGAAGCTAAAGCAGTTCCTGTAATTCCAAATTTCACTCAGGGTGGTATGACCTCCCATACAGAAACAACATCTAAAGTAACTGAGACAATAAATTCCATAGATTATCAAACAGGGTGGCAGTATACTGTGACCGGGACGAATGTTGAGCATTCAGGTTCAAGTATCTCACCAAGCTCAGTTACAGGTAACAGCAACACGCTTCAAGGTGTCACTTCTACATGGACAGGTCTAGACGCTGCAAACAAACCAAACTGGACAATAACAAATCCTGGTGGAAGCTTTCAATTTACAGAAACATACAGAGCTCCAGGGATGGTCAACCAGACAATAATTCAGAGAGTCACCGAGATCCAAAGCGTGACCGACACAACATCAACATTCAGCAACTAAGCTACCTTTTATTAGTATTACTCAATGCGAATGCACTATTCCCCACAGCAGTACGCGCTGGCGACGTCGGTGGTGTTAGTGCCACTGCTAATCCTGTTGCTAATAGCAGTGGGTCAGTCACGAACCAAGCCATCCAGGTTTTACAGGGACCCTATATTACCAACACCTACGGAGATGGAATCAGTTGCCAAGGTCCAACTCTAAACATCACACCATTCCTAACCGACAGTCACAGCTTTCAGCAACCCAGAGAATATTTCTATAACGAGCCAGTGTTTGACACTTCAGATGCTAATAATGATGGAGTAGTCGATAACCCAGGAAAAATTCTCTACCATGTACCTACCAGAACGGGACAGAAAGACCAATTTAATTTCAATTATGGAATATCAGCAACAATATCTGTTCCACTAGATGGAGGTCTTCAAAAAAGGTGTAAATCAGCTGCAGATAACAGAATTGCATACGTCAAACAACTTACTGCTAATAAACGTTTAGATTTTGAAATAGCACGTCTTAAAAATTGTGGAGAGCTCATGAAATCTGGAATAATGTTCCATCCGAAGTCAAAATATGCCGCAATTTGTGCAGACGTAGTACTTTTAAATCCTCCTGGAACATTACCTCAACATATTCATAGTATTCCTGTTACTTCTTCTTCCTCTTCTGACCAATCTGGTTCTTCTTCTTCTGGTCTTGAAACTCTGAGCGTTGGCGAGCCAATTTCTGAGAAGTAGAAAGAACTTCCTTACTCTTACGACCTAATAATTTAGGTATTCTTTTAATTAATTGAGCAACAGCGGGTTTTACAGCAGCTATAAGTAAAGGCATAGTTGCCGCCACAAGTGCAATTTGTGCTGTGTTCACTACTTGGGCTGTAGTTGGAACATACTTATCTATTACGGTTGTCTCCTCATAAAGAGTTATACATTTTCCATTAACTAATTCGTGCCCAACTACCTTTTCTTTACCTTGTGCATTTCTCAGATCGCCTATGCGCTGGTCAGTAGGTCCAGGACACTCAACGTCCTCATCTTTTTTACTAGGTATATCAGGAATATCAGTATTTGGAGCTGGAGGTGAAGGCGCTTCAGGATTATTAAGAGCTGGAGGAGGTAATTCCTCCGTAATAATTAAATTCTCAGGGGTGTAATCCATCGCATTAAACGAAGGGTATTGTCCATTGGGACAGAAAGTCTTTACACCTTGAGGATCTTCTAAAGTTAAAGCACCCGCCCTCTTATCATCTGGATGCCATTCAACACACCCAGGCATATCAATTATAGGTAAGCCTATATTAACCGTTACAGGCGGAGCAGAAGGTGTTGTAACGGGCTGATATATCGACCAGATCGGAACTGTATGTACCTCTATGTCCTTTACCTGGACATTAGGTATCTCAGACACTATTTAGGAAGTCCTAAACTACCTAAGCCAGCTGCACTTCCAGCCTTTTGCGGTGCCATTGCAGGACCAGACATCGTTGGAAGTTTTGTATCAACTAACCCAGGAAGTGATCCACTAACTGATTTAAGAACTTGAGACTTGACGTCATTAACAAGTTTATCTCTGTTGACATATATAAATAAACCACTGCCGACAACGGCAATAGATACAACGCCAGACGCAAGAGCAATGATGTTGACAACTTTTTGCATGGGTCTATTCGGAAACTAAAGTGCCTAAAGCCCTACGAATGTCTCTTAAACTATCGAGATCCTTAGATTTTGTACCGCCATCATACTCCCATGCATATCCTCCTTCAACCATCTTTTGATTGATAGAAACTTGTGAATGACAAGTACAATAACAATTCCCATCACATTTTGGATAGCCAATATAAAGCCAACCTAGAAGTCTTCCAAACTTACCTTTACCTCCTTCTAATTCAGTTTTAATAACTAAATCTTCTTCACCTGCTATAGCTCCTTCTAATTGACATTCAAGCCATTCACTTGCTTCTATTCCTAATGCTTTTTCTTCAAGATTACGTGTTCTTTTTTCTGGAGTATCTACACCAGCTACTCTGATTCTTTCTGATTTACAAATACCAAAACCTAAGTCAAAAGTAACGTCTATTGTGTCACCATCTACGATACGATCCACAGAGATAACTCGAAAGTTATAACAACTATCGGTACTAGGTGGTTTCATCAATCAGC